TTAGAACACCCTCTGTATTTTACAGAAAACAATCTTGTCTTCATCAACTCTCTTACGAGTGGGTGATATCTATAAACAATCGGAATACCTTTGTAAAGAGAACTTTCTCCCTTTACAGTTGTTTCATACTTACTTAAGTCTAACATTACTTAACTATCCTCATAGGTGCATCATCAAAAGGATTTTCTTCCTTGAACTTATCAAACTCCGCAAACTTGGCCTGTGCCAATTTAGTTTGTTCTTCTAACCTTTTTTCCATTGCGGGTATGCCTGGTTCAGTGCAAACTGCCATGTCTAACCATTGTTTGGTTCTTTTTGCATTATTGACTAAGACTCCGATTTCTTTTGCGAACTCTTTAGTCTTATCCAAGATTTGTATTTTAGTTAATTGTGTCATTTTTACCTCTCTAATTTATGTTGTTATTATAACAAGGTAAACAAATATTGTCAAGTACTTTTTTTGATTTCTTTTAAATGACCACGTAATTGTTCCATGTTTAGTTTAGTATCTTGATAAAACTTATCTAAATCTAAATCATCGGGTATATCAAATACGGTATTTGCATTTTCTACTCTACCCTTCAAAAAGTATAGATTATCTTCGACATAAAGTATATCATCTAATGTACGGTCTTCTGACCACAGCTGACACCCTACAGACGCATTTGTAGTGGGTGACACTTGGATATTAAAAAAGTCGTCTGGTGGGACTCCTAGACAGTCTGAACGGTATTCTGTGTTTTCATCGAGATAATTAACTAAAAGTGGTATACCCGTATCAATACTACCATAATGTGAAATAAATTCTAAATTAAAAGTCTTTGCAATATCAATATATTCTTCGGGTAAAGTAAATCCACACATTGATATAATAGTCTTGTTTTTAAAAGAAGGAAATACAGATTTAAGTAAAAACTCTAGTATCATTTGATTAGGAACAGTCATATGATATCCACCTTTTGAATTTATTCTATACTGTTCATTACTAATCATTTGTTTTAAAATGTTTACATCACTTATCCAGTCTAGGTTTTGTGGTAAAGTAAAAGACCTATGATATTCTGATACCATGATTGAAGGTAATAAAGTACATATCATTGCAGATGCATGGTGCATATTCTTGGTATGTAATACTTTGGTTTCTGGTTTAAATTTAAAGATATCGATATTTCTTCTGGACATCTCGTAAACTTCTTTGTGTGTAAATTCTATTTTACGAGAAGGTTTGGTTGAACCAGATGTAGAACTAATCATAAAGATATCGTCTTCGGATATATCATCAGGTATTTCAAAGTCTTTTGGTTCTTTGAATACAAGTTCCCGAGTATCAATCAGTTCTTTACTATACTCTCTTATCATCTGACCGTGAAGTCCGTCATATAATTCATCTCCCATAAACTCATGATGCACACAATAATCTGCGGGCCCATGCAATGCAAGTTTAGTATATGGTAAAGACTCTTTGGTTGCGGGTGCGTCAATAATGAATACCTTAAGTCCTAACTCTGCACACGCAAGTAAACAACTCAAATGATAATGTGTGACATCTAATATAGAGATTGCGACTATTTCTCCTTTACGGACATTGTAGTTCTCTCGAAACAACATCTTCCATTTTTTAATCTCATGGATAAGTTCTTCTTTAGTTTTACTATCGAAGTTTATATTATCGTTGAGTATATGTCGGTTAATGAGTCTTGACAATTTTTTTCTCTATATTAAATATCACTTCATTAGTAAAAGGTTTTATTTTTTTACTTTGCATATAATCAAATGTTTCATTATCTGGTACTAGAATTCTTTCAATACCAAGTCTTTCTATCTCTTTGTTAACATAGTCTGTCATAAATTCTAGAATTTGTTGTTCATCATCTCTGTGGTGATAATCCATAACATTCAAATCATGTATCTTACTTGCAGTCATGAGTGTAGGTAAAAAATAATAGTAAATACAAAAATCATGATGTAATGGTCTACTGATTGCAACACTATCTTGAGTAAAGGTTGGTAAGTATTTTTCTACCGCATCTAGTATTTGTTCGTGTGAATATAGTTTAGGCCACCAGACCTGAGATACCTTTGTGACTTTTGCAAGGTCTTCGTTATATTGAATACAGTTATCTTCTGGAGTCACTTCCCAAGGTTGTATATCCGTGCCAGGCATAGGTGCGATTTCGTCCATTGTCATAACTGTAGAATTAGGTGGGAGTGCTTCTAAAATTTTTCGATACAGACCATTTTTTAAATCCATACGAGTTAAACCACCCGAGTTGTTTGGGTCAATAGGTTTATAAAAATCATGTACTACATCTATTCTGATACTCGGGTCACAATGTTCATCAATGGCATGCATTAACCATTTTAATGCACTTATATAAAAGTCAGTATCCCCAGATAGTATTTGATTGTTTAGTATAAAGGTTTTTAATCCAAGTTCCCAAGCCGCAAAATGACCCGCAATCATATTAGTATTTCCAGTCAACGTACCAACCGATACATTGTCTCCTTTCTGTAAACCTTTGGAAAGAAACAAATGTTTGAACTTGTTTATTCTTTTACAAAGAGTTGCATAGTCCATATTCTCTGTTACATGATAAAAGTTTGGATTAATTATTTCACGAGTTATTGTAGTCATCTTTCATATCCTTGATAAATTTAGAATGTATTTTGCACCCTATAAATTCATTATAGTAATCATCACGAAGTAAAACATCATTTTCAAATTGGAGTTTTGCTTCATAATAAGAACATTCTCCTTTAGTTCTACATAAGTATAGTATTCTGCGTTTAAATAGTTTACCTTCCTCACGTAGTTGTTTGACTTGGTCATTTGAACCATGATAATCTTTCCAATCGGATTGCACCCGAGTGATTATTTTTCTTTTACGAGATTGATTTTTAGGTAGGACTTTCTTTTTCCAGAAGAACTTTTTACCGATATATTTCATACCCGTATCGCATTCTTCTACTTCATAAACAAATCCCTGATACTTCTCCAGTTCTTCTTCACTCAAATCAAATACTTTGTTTTCGTATAACCAAGTCATACGTGTATTTAGTTATTCTTTAAATCTCTTTCCACCAATGTATAAGAGTCTTTCTTTCTCCCCAGTCAACTCTATTTACAGAATGTACAACATCATCACCAATTCTTATAGTTTGTCCTTTTCTTAAAACTATTTCTTCTTTCTTGTCACGAGTGTAAATAACAAGTTCTCCACCCATATATTCATCTGGATTAGATAACATAGTAATTGTACTAAAACCTTTGTGTCCAAAATTATTTGCACCATGCACATGTTCTATAGTATGAGAACCAACAATGTACTTTAAAAAATACCAAGTATAGAGTTCAATATTTTCTCCGTACTTTTTTTGCATATCTTTCAACATAAAGTTGGTTTTTTTAGTGGGTAATGACCATTGCAAATCTTGGAATACAATTCCAGCAGCTTGAGTTGATTTATATCCTTCCTTTTTTTCATGGTAATATGAAGTTGGACTATCTTCAAGGATTGAAATATTAAATAATTCTTCTATATGAAATAGAGACATTTCATCAAACACATAATCTATTTCGTACATTATTCTTCTAGTTCTATAACTTCCGCCTCTGCACCACACATGGGACAGTATAAAGGTTCTTCATCATTATCTATAATGATATGAGTGTGAGACTCACATACGTGACAGATTATCTCATACTCTTTTTCTTCCAAAACTAACAACCCACATTTGCAACTAAATCATCTAGTTTGTCTTCAATCCTTTCGAGTTGTTGTGGTTCGTCCACGTCTTCCCAACCCCATTCTCCTTCAAGACCATTGACCGAATACTCCGTGACTCTTTTCTCAAAGAAGTTATCATGTGATGCACCATTGAGTACCCAATCTAGCCATGGTAGTGGATTGTCTTTTGCATTGAAGTTTGGTTTCATACCAAGTTGTAATAATCTTCGGTCTGCAATATGTCTGATATATTGTTTGACATCTTTCTTTTCTAGACCTTCTATCTTGTGTCCATTGTACGCAAGGTCAATAAACTTATCTTCTAACTTGACTACATCTTTTGCAATCTGATAGATTTTAGATTTAAGTTCGTCATTGACAATACGTGTGTGTTCTGCACAAAACTCTCTAAACAGTTTTGCATTACCTTGTACGTGTAAAGTCTCGTCACGAATAGACCATTCAACGATTGTACCCATACCTTTCATTTTACCAAATCTCTGGAAGTTTAATAACATCACAAAAGATGCAAAGACTGATAGTCCTTCGTTGAATACTGATTGTGCAAGTGATAGTGCAAGTCCTTGTTGGGTAGAGATATCTCCGTCTTTCATAAAGTCAATCTTATCTGACATCTCTTTGTATTCTAAGAATGCGTGATAGTCTGAGTCTGGTAAACCAAGTGTATCGTTAAGTAATGCATATGCACGTTGGTGTACACCTTCTCTATTTGCAAATGAAGATAACATGTTTCGGACTTCGTTGTTTTTAAATTTAGGGATTAGGAGTTCGTGATAGTTTTCTCCTACTTGTACATCTGATTGTGTAAACAATCTTAATACTTGGGTGATGAATAACTTTTCATCGTCTGTGAGTTTAGTTCTCCAGTCCTGAACATCTTCGGATAGTTCTGCTTCATCTTCTATCCAGTGTATCTCTTCGTGTTTTTTAGTTAACTCTACGGCCCAAGGGTAGAGAAAAGGTTTGTATGTTTTTGAAAATTCTAATAGTGCCATTGTTATCCTTCACATGCTTTGCAGTCTTCCGACTCTTCGATTTCTGTTTTGTCAAATAGTTCCATAAGTTCTTCATAACCCCCAACATATTCACCTTGTAAATATATTTGTGGAACTGTTTTGACTCCTTTTCGACCCGTCACTTCTCTTGCAGTTTTACCAATCTCTTCAAGATTAATCTCGTCATATGGTATACCACGAAGTTTCAGTTCTTCTTTTGCAAGTTGACAGAAAGGACAATTCGGTTTGGTATATACGATTGTACTTGTATCACTTTGCAGTGCGACTCGTTCTACTTTCTCTGAGACATTCTCTGCACGAGACTTTGCTTCAGTTCGTAGATAGTAAAGACCTTTCAACCCGTGACTCCATGCACGTAGATGAACTTTATTTACATATGATTTATCTGCACCAGCGGGAAAGAAAAGATTAACAGATTGTCCTTGACATATATATTTCTGTCTATCTCCCGCATGTTGAACTATCCAGTTTTGGTCTAATTCGTCCGCAGTTTTATATATACTTTTCTCACCTTCTGTAAGGAACGATAAGTGTTGTATAGACCCCTTATTTGTGATTATAGAACTCCAAATACTATCGTTATTCATATCTTTAGACTCAAGTAGTTCTTCAAGATACTTATTCTTTACTAGAAAACTACCCGCACGAGTTCTATGAGTATATGCATTTGCTTTTAATGGTTCGATAGAAGGACTTGTTCCTAAAATAACACCACTCGATGCGTTAGGAGCTATTGCAGTTAGGTGTGCGTTTCTTTTACCCGAACCTTTTCCGTCAGGATATTCTCCTCTTTCTTTTGCAAGTAATTCTGTTTCTGCATGTGCTTCATCGTGAATAAAACTAAACACTTGATGATTGATTTCTTTTGCAAGTTCAGACTCCCATGCAACACCATGTTTGTGCAGAAGAGAGTGAAATCCCATTGCACCAAGACCTAAACTTCTCTCACGCATTGCAGAGTACTTCGCACGAGAAATCGTGTCAGGTGCGTTCTGTATGAAGTACTCAAGGACATTGTCTAACATTCTTATCAAGTCTCTTACAATAGTAGTATCTTTCCACTCGTCATAGTATTCTAGATTTAAAGACGATAAACAACACACTGCAGTTCTTTCAGGACTTGTTGGTAAATGTATCTCATTACATAGATTACTTCCGTGTATCTCAAGACCTTTATCTTTGAGTGGTTGTGGTAGATATCTATTTGCAGTATCAATAAAGTTTAGATAAGGTTCTCCCGTTCTAAATCTTATCTCAAGTATTCTTTCCCATAGTTTTCTTGCACTGACTGTTTCTTTTACTGACTTGTCATTCGGGTCAACCAAATCAAAAGGTTTGTTCTCCATAACTGCAGTCATGAATTTATCTGTGATATTGATTGCATTGTGAATGTTAAGTGCTTTACGTTGAACATCTCCAGTCGGTATACGTATGTTTAGAAACTCCATAATGTCTGGGTGAGAGATATCCATGTAGGCCGCATAAGAACCCTTACGTGTTTTACCTTGTCGGTATGCAATCATATCTGCATCAACAGTATGCAGAAAAGGTATAGGGCCTGGTGCGATATCAGATACCGTTCTGACATCTGACCAATGACCACCAACTCCACCACCCATGATAGATAACCAACGCAGTTCACTGGAGTGTTCTATAAGACCTTCTAGGGTGTCTGGAACGTACGTTAAGAAACAAGATATGGGCATACCCTTACTCTTCTTATTTTGTCCGTTAGGTGCGTTAGAAAGGACGGGAGACGCAAACATAAACCACTTCTTACTTACGTATTCGTAAAGTCTTTCTGCGAGTTCTTTATCTACTTTATTGTTATACTTTGACCATGCCCAACTTGCACGTGCGAAACCTTCTTGGGGCGACTTCTCGTCTTTGGTCAAGTAGAAATCTTTTAACATTCCTACTGCATAGTCTTCTAATAGTTTATCTCTTTTTTTGTCAATGATTAAGTCCAAGTCTTCTCCTTGTGAAGTTAAAAATGTGGACTATTATACTCTAATTAAATAGAGTTGTCAATGACTATTTTGAATATCTACTACGGTTTTTATCTATCGCACGAGAACCAAACCAGAATGAGATAATGGCCGCAAAGATTGCCTTGGTATCTTCGTCCCATAATATGTTAATCGCCTCTTGAAAGTCTGTCCCCGCCTGTAATGCACTATAGAGTAATGTTCCCTCTATAACTGCAAACAATAGGAAAAACGCATAAGTAATAATTGGTCTGACTGACCTTGCTAATCCACTTATAAATCCCGTACCTTGTTGCAACACTATATCGTGTTGTATTAATCTCTCGTGTTCTTTATCTTTTGCTTGTGCTTGAAACAGTTCAAACTTTTGTTTCCCCATTTCTTTTTGAATTTTTGCTTGGTGTTCTAAGTTCTCTCTGTTGATTTGTGCTTGTACTTCTAACTTCTTAAGTTCGTACTTTTGGTCTTGTTTTTTCTTGAAACTGTCTAGTATGCCTGGGATTACTGAACCCCCAAATCCTAATAAACTACCTAATAAACTTAACATACTTTTCTCCGACTAGTTTTATATATACAAATTTAAGTCTTCACTTCGGGTTCGTCTGGTTCTCGGTCTTTGTC